AAAGATGCAGATCGTCCCCGGTGCTTATAAAATGGGTGAGGTTCGGATGGGGGATAAGCTGATTATGAGTTGCGACATCCAAGAGGCGGGGGGCTTCCACGCTTGGTGCGTTGTGAGGGCTTGGGATTTAGAGGGCAAACCAAGGCTCGTGTGGGCGGGTAGGCTAGAAACTTGGGGCGACATAAAGGCAAAACAAGATGAGTTTGGTGTTGAGGATAAGTGCGTTCTAATTGACTCGGGCGATCAAACCAGAGATGTATATTTGAATTGTTGCAAGAACGGCTGGGTGGCGTTGGTTGGCTCGGACAAGACCAGCTTTTCCGAGATTGTGAACGAGCAGAAGGTTCAAAGGCCATACGCCCGAATCGCAAATGGCGACCCCTTCTCTGGTAAGGCAGTTCAATCAAAGGCGGGATGGAAGTGGAAGCTCTGCCCGATTTGGCGATGGTCTAACCCATCGATCAAAGACATTCTTTCCCAGCTTCTCAAAGAGGAGGGCTTTATTGCATTAGACACCCCCGATGTTTGGAAGGTGCATATTGAGGCAGAGGTGAAGGTGAGGGTGAAGAATCCGATGACTGGCAGGGAAAGACTTGTCTGGAAGCAAATCGGAAAGCATAATCATTTAATGGACTGCGAATGCATGAACATCGTGGGTGCGGCACTCCACGGACGGCTCAAAGTTTCACCCGCAAGTTTGACAGAGGAGGTTGAGAATGGCGAAGGGTGATTTCATTGGGCTACCCCTTGCCACCCTAACTTCTCTGCGTGATAAGTATGTGACTTGTCTTGAGGCGATTGCGGTGGCTGGGTCTAGCTATTCGATAGCGGGACGCTCTTTTTCGAGGGCGAATCTTGGGGAAGTTCGTGATACTATCGCAGAGCTAACCCTTGCCATCCAGTCTGTCAACGGCACTCGTATCCGCACGACCTACGCCAACTTCTCGTGAAAAAAGCCCAGCTAAACTTAATCGATAAAGCGGTTGCCTTTCTGAACCCGCAAGGGGCAGTTAATCGGATGATTGCACGGCAGAAGCTCGTCAACTTCTCTTACGATGCAGTCAAATACACAAGGGAACGCAAAGGGCCGAGCTCGCTTTCTGGTGCGGAAGATTATCGTTCCAACTATGACCGAGTGGAGCTTATGAAAAGGGCGAGGGACTTGGCAGAGAATGTCGGCCTTGTTCGTTCCATCCTTATGAAGTTCGCCAGTCATACCGCCGCAAACATATCCTACCAAGCCCGAACAGAGAATCCCGAAGTAAACAGCGATGTGGAAGCATATTGGGCAGAATGGTGGGACAAGTGCGATATCTCGACAAGGCACACAGGCTCAACACTTATGCAGGTGGCGGTGATGTCGATGCTACGAGACGGTGACTTTCTTTTTGCCCTAGTGAGAGACAAGGAAGGCGATCTCAAGCTCCAAGGTATTGAAGCAGACCGAGTGGGCGACCCCTTCAAAGTTTATACCAGCCTCGACCTAATCGGAGGAATCCACATAGACCGCACGACTGGCGCACCCTCGGCTTATGATATTTATTCAAGGAGCATCGGGGATTTCTACACCTTCCAAGCAACCATTCCTGCAAGCCAAGCCTTTCACCTATTCGACCCACTCCGCATTGACCAATATCGGGGAGTAAGTGCTTTCCATACGGCCATCAATGATTGCACCGACATTTATGATATCGTTAATTTCGAGAAGATGGCGGCACGAGTAGCCTCCTCCCAATCCGCAGTTGTTCGCAGGAATAACAACAATGCCTCCGACCTCTCCACGCTTACAAACGATGAAAATGTTAATGGAGACACCATCAAGCTAGAAGCGATTGAGTCGGGCAAAATCTCTTACCTAGAGCCGGGCGAAGATATCGTGTTCCCCGATGGGCCGAGCCGTCCTTCTGGTGCGTTCGCCGAGTTCCACAAGATTCTCCTACGGAATATCTGCCTTGGCTTGGGCATCCCTTACAGCTTTGCCGTTGACCCTTCCGCTATGTCTGGCCCGACTGCTCGCCTTGAGATGCAACAAGCAGGGCGCACCTTCCGCAGATACCAGAAACTACTTGAGGACAAAGTTCTTCGCCCCATTAAAAACATCGTGATTGCAGACGCAGTTGCAAGGGGATTGATTGAGGACAATGTTGGGACAAGAACAACTAGGGGCATATTTAATTACGGGCCAAATGTCTCCATAGATTTATCACGGGATAGTGCATCTTCGATAGCCGAGTTTAAGACTGGCTTGCGAACCGCCGCCGATATTTATAGTGAACGCGGCCAAGATTTTGAAAGCTCGCTACGGCAAAGAGCACAAGAAGCAAGTTTTATTAAGAAACTATCTAAAGAATACGACATCCCAGCGGTGGCGATATCAGACATCGTTGAGAGCTTGGTTTATGCACAGCAAGCCGCACAGAGGTCTGGACAAGCTGGCGGTGGCGAAGGCTCTGGTGAAACCGTTGTGTCTGATGTCTCTCTCAATGGGGCGCAAGTCACCTCACTCATCAATGTTATCAATGCGGTTGCCGCTGGCGCAGTATCCAAGGCAGGAGCAGTCTCAATTATTACTGCCGCCTTTCCCACTATTAGTATAGAGCAAGCAAATGCTATATTTTCTTCAACCATTATTGGTAAAACTATCCCGACGACAAAAGAAGAGAAAATACAGATCACAAAAGACCAAGAAGGGGATTCTTCGGGAGGCTCAACATCCCCAGCCCCAGAACCTACTACGCCCCCGACCGCACCCACGGCAACCGCACAAAAAAAAAGTAGTTTAGAGATTCTGGAAAGCCTCGACCCCGCATCTATTAAGATGCTGATTGAGGGGATGATGGGCGGGATTGAGTTGGCAAAATACGATGGGATTGATTTTACCCCACCACAAGGGGCTCAGGATGCCGCTAAAAGGGCTTTAGATGTTAGGGAGACAAAACCACCCAGCCAAAGGGGAATGACCCCTGTGGGCATCGCTAGGGCTAGAGATTTAATCAATGGGGTTAAGATGTCTCCCGATACAATTCGCAGAATGAAAGCCTTTTTTGATAGGCACGAAGTGGACAAAAAGGGAGCGACCTTCGGGGAACAAGGCAAGGGCTGGCAAGCTTGGAATGGATGGGGCGGGGATGCTGGTTATTCTTGGGCAAGGAAAGTCGTTGGACAGATGGAAGCTAGGGACAAGAAAGAACTAACAGAACCAGCCTCTTGCCCAATCGCAACTCAAGACATTAAAACCAATCTAGCCAATAGGCAGACAGCCGTGGACGATGCAAACTACGGCCCAGCCAATCCAAACGAACCCAACGAGGATTACTGGAAGGCAAAGGCAGACGAGTTCCAAGGCGATTTAGCCACGGCCAAGAAGATGCTTTGCGGGAATTGTGCGGCTTTTAACCAAACCAGCAAACTTCTAAATTGCATAAAAGGCGGGATAGGGATTGATGCAGATGAGGTTGCGGTGGCTGGCGACCTTGGCTATTGCGAGATTTTTGATTTTAAGTGTGCGGCCAAAAGGACTTGTGACGCTTGGATTGTTGGTGGGCCGATTACAGATAAGAAGCAAGAATTAGCCCGACCAGTCTCCCAAACCCCAGCCCCTCCCAAGGAACGAATTAAAGGCTCAAAGGAGAACCCCAAGGGCACGGCATCCACTAGGAGCAAGGCTGGCGACATAGAGATTTCAGCCGAGAACGAGGAGGCATTGAAGAACAAGATTGCCGAGTTCAAGAAAGATCATCCCAAAAAAAATGCTCCTAGCCTTGGGGCATTGAAGAAAGTGTTTCGCAGGGGGGCAGGGGCGTTCTCGACTAGCTTTAGGCCAACGATTACCGGCGGGAAGCCCAACTCACGCAACGCTTGGGCGATGGCTAGGGTGAACAAGTTTCTCAAGATGGCGGGTGGCGGTGAGGTCAAAGAAAGCTATCGCAAGGCAGACGGCGATCTTCTTTGACATAAACTAGGCATTTATGCCTCTCCCTACACCTACCGCCGATGAATCTGAAAAAGATTTTGTCTCTAGATTTATGGGAGACGAGCAAGCCGTGAGTGACTTCCCAGACGAAAGCCAGCGTTCAGCCGTAGCCTATTCGACCTACCGGGACGAGGAGATGGATGAAATGGAGCTAGGTGGAGTGAGCATTTTGGAGGTGGGAGAGGCTAAAGGACACGACCTTTTCGTGGATAAAACAAGCCTAGAGACTGCCCTCAAACTTATGGGAAGTGCCAAGAATGGCGTGAAGGTCAAGATGAACCACGGAAGCGGATTGGATGCAGTTGTCGGCTTCGCAAGGAATCCTCGCATCGAAGGGGATAAGCTAGTGGCCGACCTTCGCCTCCTACGCAACTCCCCCCACTACGGCCTAATCAAAGAGATGGCCGCCGAAGCCCCCGACCAGTTCGGCGTTTCCCTAGCCTTTGTGAATGAGTCCGAGACGATCAATGGCAAGGATTACATTCGACCCCAGAGCATTGCCTCTGCTGATTTAGTTTCCAGCCCAGCCGCCACGAATGGATTATTCGAGGAGATGGTGAAGTTTATGGAAAAACTCGGTTATGTGCAAGGAGGCAAGAGCATCCCAGCCGTAGCCAAAGAAGCCGTGGAGGAAGCTCCACTTGACAAAAAGGACAAATCAAATATGGAAAACACAGATTACAAAAAAGACATGGACGAAATTAAGGTTCGTCTCTCTGCCTTGGAAGAGGCAATGAAACCCAAGGATGAGGAAAAGAAAGAGGAGATGGCCGAGGAAGCTCCCAAGATCGTCATCGAAAAAGAAGATGAAGATGATAAAGAGGAGACCAAGCAAGAGATGAGCGAAGTGGTGAAGAAGGTTCTCACCGAGTTCGGCATTAAGCCCATCCCCGCCTCCCCTTCAATCGAAGTTCCTTCCGAGAAAAAGGAAGAACCCAAAACTTTTGAAGCTCTCGTGGCCGCCCATAGCGACTACGGAACAAGCAAGCTCAAGGCAATGAAAGCCGTGATGCTCTCCAACCCCAAAGAATACACCGAGGCGTTGTCTCGTGGTATTACTAAACTCTAATAAAAGGATAATACTAAAATGGCTACAAATATTGACGGTGGTGCAGTTCGCACCTTTAACTTTGCCTCGGCGATCTCGGCTTACCGATTCGCAGAGATTCACACGGACGGCACGGCTCGTGCGGCTGTCTCCGGTTCTGCTCGTTGCGTTGGTTCTACCATCGCTGATGTAGCGGCTGGCGACAACGGCGCAGTCAAGCTGTTCTACCCAACCTTTTTTGCAACTTGTGATGTGGCGATTGCGGCTGGTGGCCTAGTGGCTACTAGCACGGCTGGCCTCGTAACAACTGCGGCCGCCAATGTTGGCGTTGTCGGAGTTGCCCTTGAGGGCGGTGCGGCTGATGCAGTCATCGAAGTCGCAGTTCCCTTAACCCAGTAATTTAACCAACCAAGAAAGAATATAAAACAATGAGTTACATTAGCGGCGGTTCAAGCATAAGGGCTGACCTAAACCAAGCCCTCATCGAAGCCCCTCAAGCCGATATCGGTTTGATTGGAGCACAACTCCTCCCCTTGCAGAATGTTGATGCAAAGGCTGGAACATACCTCAAAGTCCAACTGGCTGGTGCAGAGTTGTTAAGCAACAATGCGGCGGCTCGTGATGCTGGTTCGCAATACAGCCGAGGGGTTCGTTCCTTTAGCTCTGCGAACTATTCCACGGACGAATTTGGCTTGGAAGAGCTTCTGGACGATAGTAGCGTCGCAGATCTTTCGCGTTTTTTTTCGTATGAAAGCGAAACTGCAAAGTTTTTGCTCCGTCAGTTGAAGCTCTCCCACGAGAAGCGGGTATCCGATCTTCTCTGGGCTAGCTCGACTCCCTTCACCATCGCCGATCAAACTCGTGCGGTTGCCTACACCCAAGCCTTAGTGGCAACGGTTGATGTGGCTCGTGATGTGGCGGCGGCCAAGCTGGCTCTTCAGCAGTATGGTTATGAGCCGAATTGCGTTGCAATGTCTGCCAATGTGTTTGAGTTGATTCGTCGCTCCACCCTCCTCCAGAACCAGTTCTTCGGAGTTATCTCGAATACTGGTGCTAGGTTGTTGAGCGAAGCTGAAATTGCGGCGGCTCTGGGAGTTCAGAATCTCCTCGTAGGCCGTGCGGCTTACAACACCGCTGGCAAGAACAAAACCTATTCTGGTTCGTTCGTTG